GGATGTAAAAATCGCCAGCGCGGAGCCATCGCTTGTGCCACCTTGGGGGACGAATCCGGTTACCGGGTCGCCGGTAGCAATCTCGCCCGCACCAAGAACCGCTGTCCATGAATACGGCGCACCAAGCCCGGAAAACTGCACAGAGCCAAGGAATGACAAGAACAGGTAGTTCTTGTATCCGATGACATGCGTCGGCGTGTCGGTCGTCATCCCGGTACGGATCGGCACATAGTTCGTGCCGTCGAACTCAAATGCCAGATTCACGCCGTCGGCACCGTACATTTTTTCTGTCGAGGTCGAGCCGGTGAAGTTGTAATTCGAGAATTCGAGCCGTCCGCCCGGTTGCCGCGTGATCGCCGTCGATGCTGAGGCCGCGACAACCTTTGTCACGCCGCCGACCTGGATGTTTTCGCCGTTCTGGAATGTGCCAGTCACGCCGGATAGGATCAGGGTTCCAGCGCCGGAAGCCGTCCATGTGCCAGATCGAAGCATGGCGATCGTTACCGTCGCTGTTGCGCCGCTGGTCGCGCCAGTAATCGTGTTACCCGCGCTGATCTGGCCCGTCGCGCCGGAGAACTGCAACTCAGTTCCGAATGTGATCTGCTGCCAGCCGGAGGCGGTTGCCTTGTACATCAGTCCAGCCGTACCGCCAGCGTTGTCGCGGAAGGCGTAGACCACATCCTTGTAGACCCACACGCCGCGAATCTGGCCGGAGCCGGGAACCGCTGAGATATTCAGCCGCTGATCATTCGCCGCCAACAATGCGTAGTCGGAATCATCGGACGGTGTGGAGGCACCATTCAGCAGCACGGAACCATTGATCGAACCGACAACGACAGCGCTATCAGTGATGTTCTCGCCGTTGGTGAACGTGCCAGTCAAGCGCCCCGCCACCACGTACCCAGTGATAACGGACAGAACCTTGCAGGTCGCCCCGCTGCTTGCACCGGTCAGCGTGTCACCGACATTGATCGTTCCTGTCTGATTGACCGGCACCATCCAGTAATTCGTTCCGGTCGGCGCGGCGTGCCCGTCGTATCGCTCGAAACCGTTGATGCGACGATAGCCGCCCGAAATCTGCGGCTCGTAGTTCTGCGCATCCGTTACCTGCCCCGGTTTTAGCGCAATCGCAGGCGTAAGTAGGTCCAGACCGCCGCCCAGAGGGAAGTAGTCAGAGGTTACAGGCGGGAATTTCATGCGAGCGCCGATCCTGAGGAAATTTCAGGGAGGCGATCCGCCAGCACGCGGCGAATCATCTTGTTGAATTCGGCCTCGCCGCGCTGATACACCTCTGCAGCAGACTCGTAAGCGCCGTAGCTCATCATGGCGCGGTACACAATCGCCATGTGGTACTGAGTCGGCAGCGTGGGCGTGTCCGTATTGGCGGACATTTCCGATGGCACGCGGTAGTAATCGCCCAGAACCGTATAGCCAGAGATCGGGAAAGGCCCAAGGCCGATAGACTTATTCGGCGTGATGGTGATCACATTCGGACGGGTTTTGGTCTCACGCAGCGCGCCGAACTCATATGCATTGCGCCATATGTCGTATTCGAGGTACGGCATGAAGATTTCAGACTGCAGCCCCGTGAACGTCAAGACGCTATTGGAGGAAATCGTGTGCGTGCCGGACTGCGTGCCGCTGGTGTTGATTGCTGATCCGCCAGACGTGGCAGAAAGCGTCACTGTGTCGGATGACGGCACGGACTGAACGTAGTACGTCGTGCCAGCCGTTAAGCCAGTCGGCAACGCCCCTGTGGTGTACGGGATGACAGTATCGCCAACAGAGAGGTTATGACTTTGCAGCGTCATCACGCACGGCGATGCAATGCTGAACGTAACCGTCGGATTGGCGTAATTACGGAACGTATCCCGCGCCCATTTTCCAAAGTCCGTCAGGCCGATTTGCGACACGCTGTAAATCGGCTGCCCGGTAACGGTCGGGAATGTCGCAGTCGTGCGCATCCAATCCCAATCCTGGCGCATCATTTGGATGTCCATCCATGCCGTGTTTACCCACGAGACGAGGCGGCCATACTCGCCGGTTTGGCCGACAACTGTTGTCGGCGTCGAGCCAGACACGCCGCACTCAGTCTTGAGGCGTTGGAATAGGGCCAGGAAGTTCACGGTTTAATGCCCCATCATGATGGCCGAAAGCCACTCGTGGCCGCGTGGATTGTCGTCGCGGATGATCGATAGCGGGTAAGCAGCCGAAGCGCGGCGGGTAACCAGATTGCGCGGGCGCTCAACATTTGCGTCGTCGTGCTGAGTACGGATGTTCTCCGGCTTGGCGCGGGCCAGCACCTCAACGTATTTGCGCTTTGTCGTCAGCGGTACGCCAATGGGCAGCCAGCCGATCTCCATCCATTTCCCGTTGTTGAGCACCTCCGCTGACTTGCCCTGCACCTGCACCGGAACGTGCGTTTCCGGGAAATCCGACTTGCTGTTCTCTTCGATGCGGATCGTTACCGGCTCTTCCATAAACGCCAGCTCATCGGCATGTTTCTGCTTGGCGCGAAGGTCTTCCATTGTCGGTAGTTCTTCGCCGTGGATAATCTGGCTTTCCAAGCCAAGATCAATGTCCGGCTTCTGCGCGATCTGCATGTCGCCGGTATGCACTTCTTTGCGGTTGTATTGGCGTTTTACGGGGTTGTTGATGGCATCTGTCATGCTGGCTCCTGAAATGAAAAAACCCGCTCAAGGCGGGCTATATCCTGAATAGGAGCTACGGCAGCGCTGTCAGGTCAGCGCTTTCGGGTGCGACCCTAGCCGTAGCTGTTGCTGCTTACGAGACTTGCGGGCGATCCGGCAGGGTCTGAATGTCAACGAACGTGTACGTCGCGCCGGTCACACTGGACAGGTTGGACGAGCCGAAAGTCCACGTGCCGGACAGGTTCGATGCGCCCTTGAACACGAGGTAGCCGAACGGGCAAACCGTGTCAGGGATTGCCGGGAACTGCGGCGACACAATGAAATTGCCGGACACGTCCAGCGCCTGGATGCCACCTTGGCTGACCTTGATGGCACCGGAGGAATCGAAACCGAAGACGAAGACACAGCCGTTGTTGGCAGTAACGCCGTTATAGGCTGCGCCGGTCGTGGCGTCGGTCGTCGGAGTTGCGCCGTTGGTCACAGCGGTCTTGCTGTAGGCTTTGCCCTTGATGCTGTACTGGACCGTGTTGGCCGTGGTGTAGGTGGTAGTGGTGCCATTGGTCAGACCGGCTTTCGTGGTCGCCATGGTCAGCGGAACTTGAGACAGGTAGTCCATGATTATTCCTTAATGTTAAAGCTGGATAGACGGGTCAAATGCACCTTGGACGTTGACGAATACGGCATTTGGGACAACGGTTGCGTCGTCCAATGCTGTAGTGCCGCCAACGAAGTTGCCAGTGCCTGTCGGGTTGATGATGACGAACCCGATCATTGCCTTTTGCTCGGGAATCGGCGGGAACTGCACAGCCCCAAGCGTCGCGCCCTCGATTCCCATTGCGGTCGTCAAGTTTCCAGCCGAATCGATGAAATGGCAGAACACATTGAACTTGGCATTGGTCACAGTGCCGGACAAAGCTGCCATGTCCGTATCTGCAGCCTTGGTAACGAGAACGCCCTTTGCAGTGGCGTAAATAACCGTATGCGCCTGCACAATCGCAGATGCGCTGCCGCCCTTGATGCGCAACCCGGCAGAGGTAAGAGTTTGGGAGGACAGTCTGTCGCCGATGGCCTTGAGAGGAACGCGCACTGCTTTGCGATTCATCTCGCCAGCCATTCCGGCAACGCTCTGAGTGATGGTTTCTTGCATGATGGCTCCTTGTTAGTTGGCCGGATTTCTCCGGCCTTCACCTATTAGGCGGCGCGAGCCACGTTAACAACGGCCATCCAGAGCTGATTCTCAATCATGCACGCCTTCCACCAGCTAGTCCCGGCATAGCCGCGCTGACCAAGCGGGTCGCTCTTGGACTTTTCACCAGGAGGCAGGAAGGTGGGATCGAGAGCGCTCAAGCCACGAACTGCGATCTGGCTGAATGCATCAGCGCCCATGACGATGATCGGATACACATCGAGATTGGAGCCGGTGGTCGAGTAGCCGGTGCCGGAGCCAGTCCACGAAGCGACGGCAGCGCCTGCATCCTGGAAGGACGGGAGATCAGGCGACAGGATGTAGCGGAAGCGTTCGCACTTGCCGATTTCGCCCTCTTCGGGGGTGCCAGAGGCGTACTTCTCAGCCGGAACGAAGTTCGGCAGATCGCGCACCATGCGCTCCAGATCGGAATGGGTGTAAGCGAAATAACCTGGAGCCACAGCCGAAGTGTCGTACTTGGCCGAAGCAGATAGAACACGAGTCACCGGCATCGCGTGGTTAGCCATCAGCGAGCGCACAACCGAACTCTGCAGATTCAGCGTCATCGGGCCTGCGACGGTCGAGCGGGAAGTCCCAGAGCCGCCATAGAACTGATTGGTGCAGGACTTTAGCTTTCCGTACACGATCATTTCATTGACCAGGCCGACGCGCTCGCCGATCTGGATTTTCATTTGCTCGGGGATGTCATCCTCGTACAGATTGAAGGTCTTGTCGGTGAATCCATAGAGGCAGGAATACTGATTCACAACCTCGGTAATGTCCACCGGCGTGATGCTGTCAGGTGCGGGAGTTACGCCTTCTTGGGTAAGGTGAGCCTGGACGATCACGTTGCCACGGTCGCCGGTAGCGGTCGGGAAGAAGATGTTCGGCTGCGAAGATGTCGCGCCATACGGCAGGAAGCGGCGGGCAACGTATGTGTCGCTGTTGTTCTGCGGCATTTGCACTTGACGGCCTACTTTGGACAGAACCTCATAGGGCTTCGCATGCTTCAGGATCTCGCCTTTGAATTTATTAATTCGCCCGGCGGTGAGGGCAAAGGTTTGCATCGTCATGATTGACAACTCCTAAAATGAAAAAACCCGCGCTTGGCGGGTCGTTGATTGCGGTTAGCTGTTGTATCCAGCCATGAAATCGTCCTCATCCGACCGGCCTGGAGCGTGTCCTCCTGTGCCTTTCGGATTTACTGCGGCTTCGAATCGTCTTTGTCTTGCGGAGCTGTCCTTCTTTGGTTCTGACTCGGGCTGCTTCACTGCCTGCACCTTCGACTTCTGGTACAGCCGGAGCATTTTTGCCGCATCTCGCAATTTGTTTGATGCTGCTAGAGCCTTGATGTCATCCGGCTGCTTGCCTAACCACTCGGTGAACGCGGGATTTTTGACTTCATCCGACCAATCACCATCAACGATGTTGTCCAGATAGGTGTCAATCGTGTCCTGACGATCTTCAGCGGTTTGCTTTGCTACGCGCTCTTCAACGCGTTTATCGATGGCTTCCGGGTCCAAAGTTTGCGGCGCTTTTAACGTGGCAAGCTTTGAATCCATAAACTTCTCTGTTGCAGCAGCCCACTCGGGATACTCGGATTTCAGATCCTCCCACTCTTTAGGACTTGCCATTGCTTCCTTGACCTGCGCTTGGGAAGGAGCGTCAGCAACGTTTTCGGTGGCCTTTTTCGAGGCGGCCAAAAGCTGCTTGATCTCTTCCTGATTGCGAGTCAATCCGCCAATATGTCCTGCCAGTTTGGCCTGACTGGCTTCGAACTTCTCGATGCGGGCAATGACTTCCTTCATAGGGTCGGGCGCATCCTGCTTTTCAGACTTCGGCTTCTGCTCCGCTTTCGGCTCTGGCTGCTTCTGTTCCGGCGTCTCCGTGGGAACATCTTGTCCGCTATATCCAGATTCAAATTGAGCGTCGTCCTGATTGTCCAATCCCATAACATCTCCACAAAATAAAAAACGAGCCAGAAGCTCGTCTCATCAACAACCGGCGCTTTGTGCGTGGGCTGCTACTTCTTGCCGTGCCGTTTCCGGGGCGGCAGCTAATCTATTTCAGGCAAATCCTTGTCCAAGCCGATGATTGCCTTTAATTCTGCAATCCGGCCTCTTAACCTTGCGGTTTCAGTCTCTGACCTGTCGCCATCGTTTTGGAGGCGCAAGGTCTGCAAGCGGTCTTCCAGGTGCTTAATCAGCTTCTGCCAGAGTCTGGATTCCTTCTCGTCCTGCGTGAGAACGAAGAGTGGTTTCGGCTGGTTCATGGCGTGTTAGGTGTGGACACTTCGTCGCGCACGAGACTTGGCGCTGGATTGCTGTGCTTGTGCAGGTCTATGGCGCGGTCCTTGTCGCCCTCATTTGCTGCAAGCTCAAGTTCTGCCCCGGCAAGCTGGCGCTTGGTCTCGTTGTCCATCGCGGATTTGGCGAGTTGAGCTTTGACATCATTGAGGCTGAGCTTCTGCTCATTCGCGTACTGCAGCAACGCGAGTTCTCGTTGAAGCTCCATCTTGCGGATGTCGTATTCGCCGTTTTGCTGGGCGATTTCGCGCTCCTTCTCTGCTCTTGCAAGCTCGGCATCTGCGCGGGATTGCTGTATTTGAGCGGCTGACATTGCGCGGATCTTCTCTTGCTCGATGCGCGCCGTTGCGTTGACCTGATGCGGAGAAGCGCCACCGTTGAGCAGTGCTTTCTGCTCCTGCTCGGCTTCGGCAGCAATCTGCTGCAATTCGCCCTGAGTCTTGGCCTGCTGAAGCTGCATCGCGTTCTGGCCCTTGACCTGTTCCACCATGACTTGCACTGGCGGCGGCGGTGGCTGCTGTTCGCGTTGCTTCTTCTGCTCTTCCGACAATTGCACCTTGCGCGGGTCGATCCGCTTAGCGCGCAGGTACTCGGCCATCGTCTTACCTGGATCGAGGTCGAATGCTGGATTGCCGGATGCTTGCAGTAGGTTGAAGAACACTTGTTCCTGAATCGCCCGCTCTACCATAGCCACGGAGCCATGAGCGTTAATGTGGAAATCACCCTTCTCTTCATCCGGAACGCTCGGGTCGAGCAAGAGCCATTCGTACAGGTCGCTTACCACCGGCTCCGTGATCTGATCGTCGAATCCGTAGCCTATGCTGCGCAGCCACGTGTGAGCGTTCGTGTTCTGTAGCTCGGCCTGCCCGAACGTCTGCGGCGTTGTGTCGCCGTCTTGGCCTTGCGTCACCAGCGGTATGCCAGTGGCTTCCTCGGCCAGCTTCATGGCGTACTGGATGATCGCCATCATTTCTTCCTGTACGCTCGGGATCAGCACTGCAAAGAACGCCTCGCGCACATCAGCTGCGGTCGAGTCCTGCGTTTTGTACCAGATCTTGTTCGGCGTCAGCTTCCAGCTACCGTCTGCAGGGATGACGCCAAGCTGATCAATGATGATCTGCGGGCCAGCAGAGAGACCGGCGTTGTTCAGCAGTGCGCGAGTAGAGGCATTGCACATCCGCTGAGGCGTGAACATCTGCTCGCCCACGCCGACGCCAGCCCAGTGACCAGGGCGACGCGACCAGCTCATGACGTGATACGGGAAACGACCAGAATCAAGCGGGTTCAGGATGGCCTTCACCACCGTATCATTGACCATCGACACGATGGCGAAGACCTCATCCTGATCTTCCGGCAGATCGTCGAGCATCTCTTGATCTGCGATAGCCAGCGAGATGTCATCGCGGCTCAATGTCCCGTAGTAATACCAGACCTCGAAACGCTTCTTTGTATTGCGGTCGTTCGGATTAGCGCCCTCAAGGTAAATCTTCCCCGGCCCCTCTTCCAGAACCTTGTCGATCTGTTCCGGCAAATAGGTGGGATCATCCTTCAGCTTCTTGAGCGCCCGCTTCGAGAGAAAGTCACGCTCGAACACATAATCGCCATCGTGGATGTTCTCTCCGCAGCCATCAGCCGGGAAGAAGTTCCACGGGTCTTTCCACGCCAGCGCAGGAACAACCTTTTCCTCAATCTGCAGCGCAATGCCATCCTTGACCTTGGTCAGCGCCCTTGATTTCTTCTTGTCGGGGAACGGCCCTTTGAGAATGCCAGCGCCAAGACGTGCAGCATCCTTGATAACCTTGCGCATCTCAGCCGGATACTTGCTTTCGATCATCCAGTCATAGACGCGCTTTTCGGCCTTCTCGGCAGCTTCGGCGGCCTTGTCTGCCTCTTGCTGCGCCTTATCCGCAACGGTCATCGGCACCATTGGCTGAGGCTGGCCGGGAGCGGCTGGAGGCATCGGGGCCTGACCTTGAGGCGCTTGCGGCTGGGCCTGTTGCACTTCTTCCGGCTTCGCTGGCCGCATGACCTGCTGACCCGTAGCCGCATCGATGAGCGGCGTCAGATCATCCATCTGCTTGATCAGGTCAGGCACCGGCGTCGGCTTGAACGCGAACGCCTTTTCGTCGATGGGCAGCAGGATTTCAGCCAGTTTTGCCGATCCCTGATCAACGTAGCGGCTCGTCAGGCGAACGAACGCATTGGAGCGCACGTCATCGTTCGGGATCTTGCTGGACGTGAGCGGGCCTTGCATGCTGGTCGGCTTCGCCCATTTGGCCTCGGCGAACTCGTGACGGTTCATGTCATCGATGCCGAGATATGCCTCTTCGCACTGCAACCAAACAGTCTCAATGCCGGATGCCTTACGGGCTTCCACGGCTTCGGTGCGCTTCTCGGCAATGGCGCGGCCAAGCTCTTCCAGCTTCTCCACGCGCTCAGCATCAGACATTACCGGCTTCTGCACGGGAGCGCGGCGCAGGAATTTATCAGGATGCATAGTCAGCGCGGATGAATATTAAGAGTCATTGTTAAACGCGCAGCGGCTGTGGGCGACGCATCAGGAGCGTCACGGTAATAGTCGCGCCAGCTCCGGCAGTCGTAAGATTCGGGCGGACATACAGCGGCACTTCGATAGTTGTCGCGCCACCGTTAGCAGTCAACGCGACAGCCGATCCACTAGTAGCATTGCTCATGCTGAACCAGTTGGTACCGTCATTGCTACCCTCGAAAGCGAGAGTCGCCCCGCCCCATGTACCTTGGGCCTGCCATGTACGGTCAGCCCACTCGGCAGAGCTGACTTTCGCGCCGTCAGTATTTGTGCTGGTCAACGCCCATGTGTAGAAAATAAGGCTGCCATCTCCGTTGCCAACTTCCTCGGTGCTTGTCGGATTAACTGTCGCCATTTCTTATCTCTCTCGCAAAATAAAAAAGCCCGCCGAAGCGAGCTTGTGAATTTCTGCCGGTTTTATCTTATCGACGTTTATCCGGTCGTTCCGTCGTGCTCGGTTGCATAGGCCGAGCGTTCTTGCAGGCCTGCTGCAATTCGGTTTCCATCAGTGGGACTGCGCGGCCTCCCGGCCTGTGAAGTGGGTGGGGCCAAGCGCCGCCATCGGCAGAACCGCATGGACATAGCGCAGCCCCATTGATCTATCCAAGCACGCCCATGCCTCTATCACTCGGGCGGAAACCTGGAATAACTGCCTGCCTGACGCTGCCGACCATTGTTATCAAGCCAGCGGACTTTGCTTGCGCCCACTGTCTAAACGCATCAGCCCCTTCTGAATTTGCGTCATGCAGTGGCTCATCGCTCCAACGCCCCGCATTTGCGTTCCATCGCTTCTTGTACCCAGCCAGACGCGCCAACCCTTCCTTGCAGCCAGCCTCATCGAAATACGCGCTTGCCATGTGCTTCCGGGTTAGCTGAATCGCTTCGTTTATGCTGCCAGCCACAGGGACAATCACAGTGTTCATGATGCCGAGTTCGTTCAACTGCTTTTCAATCGATTTATTGCGCATGCCAAGCCTGACGTGACCTGCATCATGCGGCAGAAAGTGCTTATTGAACAAGAATCCAGACTTCTGCAACTGCAGCGCGTAATGCTCCAAATCCTCGCCGTGCGCCTCGTAGTAGCCGATAAACCGGTCTTCCATGCCCACGAGCTGATGAAACCAGATTGCCGTTCCGTCGCTGTTGCCAATGTCCCAAAATGTATTGACGGGCACGCCGAGACGCGGAATCTTGAGAATCCGCCCCTGCTTTCTAGCCGATGTAAGCTGCGCTGTGTAGTAGCAGCCCTCAGACGACATTTCGAAGGCTTCTTGCGGCGTACTCGGATATTCCTGCCGCATGTTCTCTTCATTGCCGACAAAATCGGCGTCGCGTGTCGCCACATACCAAGCGCGCTGCTCCGCATCAATCTCGGTCCGCATTTGGGCTTCGATGACCTCGAAATACTCGTGGTCTTTGGCGCTAATGACGACGTTTTCCGGGTCCATCCGGTAGCGTTCCTCTTGCCACCAGGGAAAGAAGTGGAAGCGCCAGTCACGTTCCGTCAATTCCTTGTCTTGCTCTGACATGGCTATGGCCTTTTGCGTCATTTCGTAGAAGCGTCCCTCTGCTCCCTCGGCAGTGCTTTCGATAACCGTGATGCCATTGAGCGGGACCGCAGGGATTGAGCCGGTAACAACTTCCTTGGCCTTATCTGGGAACTTAGCGCAAATTTTGCCGAACTCGGACACATGCAGCCGGTGAATCGTCCCGGACCGCATTGAGGTCGCCACCCGGATGCTGCTGTTGTTGTGGGCGAACAGTAATTCCTTCGCATTGTCGGCCTTCAGCGGCATTGCTATACGCAGTGCCTCTGGCAAATTCTCGTAAGCGAATTTCACCTTGTCGCGGAAAATTACTTCAGCGGCCTCCCTGTCCTGCGCGACAATCCCACATCGACTATTTGCGTTAAATAGCGCGTGATCAAGCCACACAATGGCGATCAGCGTCGTAAAACCAAGCTGGCGTGCCTTCAGGATGATATTTCTGTGATGCAGTCGCGATAAAAACCGCATCTGCGCTCGATTCGGCCTGAACTGGATAACCAGCCCATCCTCATCGCCATCACCCTTAATAATGATCTTGTAGAGATTGCTAATCCGCCACATCGGGTCCGCCATATTTTTAGCGAACTCGATTTGTTCCGGCGTTAGACTCATTTCATTATCGGCAGAGAACTCCCATTTATCGCGGCAATCAATTCGCTCAGATTGTCGCTAGGCTTCTCTGTCTCGTCCTTTATGTTGAAAGCTTGGCGCTCAAGGCCAATCCAAGTTTTTGCCGCAGTAGCCAGATTCACCGCAATGCTGGCGTGATTACCCAGCGAAACGGCTTTCATGAGCCGGTTGTATCGCTCAGGGCTTTTGTCGTCCTTGCATTCAACTTCGATCTCAGCTTCAAATTCGTCGCGCTTCCCGGCCACGTCGATTAGCTGCTTTGTCAGCAACTCAACAAGCTGCTGACCTTGGCTAATTGACTTGCGATGAGAGCGAACAACCTGCACAACAGTAGCCGCAGCAACATCAACAATCTCCCGTTCGGTTTGCGGGTCTGTACTGCGAAC